TCAAATGACCAGTTTTTTCCACTCTTTACCGCGTACATCGTTGTAAATATCGGTCATTTTTTGATTCGAATGACCCAGCAAAATTTGGGTATCAATTCCCTGCTCCCTGAACAATCGCTCTGATAAAGATCTCTGCTCATGGAAAGAGGGTGGAGTGCCATTAGCGCGCCAGTTGTAATCCACAGAATCCCGGGCTTTTTTAAATGCAACTGTCAACGTTGCTGGCTTAACCATCCCGCCGCGCTTAGCTGTCCCTTTAGCATGATGGTGGTGCAATAACCACGGACTAAGAACGCAATCGCGACAGGATGACACTACATCATCCAGGGTGAGATTTAATTTATCGCAACGCAGAGCCAGAGGGATGGCAATCCGGGTTCCTGTTTTTTGCTGTTCGACATGAAGATAACCATCCCTGATATCCGAAAATTTCATTTTGCAAATATCTGAAAGGCGCTGGCCTGTCATCAGCGCCAGCAGCATACCACGTTGTAAAAAGTAACCATCCTTTTCCGCTGCATTATAAATCATCATCCACTCATCAAAGGTCAGTCGTTGCCGTGATATCCGTACCTGTGGTTTTTTTGCCGATTCTGCAGGGTTAAAGCCTGGCGAGACATTGCCCGTTTGCTGGGCCTCCCGGAAAACATCAATCAGTACTTTCCTGAAAATTTGTCCCATTCTGTTATGTCCTTTTGCCTTGTAATCTTCCAGCACCGATACCACATCTTTTACGGTTATGGCATCTAATGGTCTGGTACCAAAACGTTCATCAAATACCCTGAGAGGGGATGCTTTCTGTTTCAGTGTGTTGAGTTTGATCTCTCCGTTTTCATATCTTTCCTGTTGAATTTTTCGGTAACTATTCAGAAAAACAGAAACGGTTGATGAACCACCGGTATCACGAATAATTTTCTCCTGCAGAGTGAGCATTTGTTCCATTTGTTGCCTGGCAAGACGGCTGTTCGCTTCTGCTGCAATAGCTTCTGCCTGTTTCTGGTCAATACTGCCGAGCCCGTGATTTTTTCCTGTTATGGGATGCCTGTAACGCCAGTAAACTTTGTTATTTCTTTTGTCAAAATACGGAGATAATCCCGGAACTTCAGTTTTATATTTTCGTGGGCGCGCCATCTTCCAGTATCCTCTTCAAAGCAGGGTGATCTGTGGCGATCACTTCCGGCTTGTTTACCATTCCGACAAAGCGAGCTCGAGGATCCACTCGCCAGTGTCTTCCAACTTTTTTGGGGAGAGGAAATATCATTCCGGCTTTAGCGTATTTACTTAACGTGCCCGGAGTAGGGACCGGTTCACTGAATTCCTCTTTTGCCCACTCAGTGAGCAGAATAAGTCTTGCCATGAACGTTGTTCGCTAATCATGGTCGCCGCCACTATAGCTTGCGGGCGACGACCGGGGTTGAACATTAAAAATCAGCCTGACTCGGGATCAGTTTTTGCCAGATGGCTGAAACGTATTTTGCTTGGTAACGCGCATCGTGCAGCGCGTTATGGCGTTCACCTTCGAATGGAATAGTCGTTCTTGCGTCGAAATCCATCACCAGTCCCAGAGCAACCATCGTTCTTACATCGCGATCATTGGTGTAACGCCACGGGCAGGGGATCCCCTGCCGTTCATATGAACGGCGTAAAATCACGTTGTCGAAAGTTGCACCGTTACCCCAGACCTGAACAAAAAATTCACCGGAGTTTTCGTCGATAAATTCCCGGAATTGCAGCAGTGCATCATCCAACGGGATTTCATCGGTCAGAATGGCGGATTGTGCTTCGCGTGACTGTTTCAGCCACCACTTAATGGTGCCCCGATCGATGACCCCGCCTGCGGTTTCCAGATCGATAGTTTTGCTGAATTCTGGCCCCATCTCTCCGGTTGCCGGATCAAAAAACTTACCGGCTATAGCGTTTATTGGCGCATCAGGATTTTTTCCCATTGTTTCAAGGTCAATCATCAGATGGTGCCACAACCTGCTGGTGGATGTGATTTCATGATGACCGTTCACTTTAATTAAGGGATTTGCTGTCTCGCCAGTTTTATTATCGCTGGCGTGATACTGATCGCTGACAGTGTTCTCCTTGTGCAGATGTTCAGTGCCTTCCATTTCCTCCGGATCATTTTCCTGAGCTTCAGCCTGATTCTCTTCATCGAATGTTTCCTGGTTGGTTGCGTTCCCCATCACCGCACCACAGTCAGGACAGTTGCCGCCACCGGTCTGACCGCATGCGGTGCAAACTTTTTCCGGTTCTTGTTGCACTTCTGGTTCAGGCAGTTTCGTTTCTGGCTCGTTTTGTAACGCATTTGGACTGTTTTGTTCCGCTTTCTGGTCGTTTTGTTCCGATTCGGGCTGGTTCTGGTTCACAGAATCGCGGGTTTCAATCCCCTTAACCCATTTCGGATCATTCGGGTCGCTAATCCCTTCAACAAATTCACCACGTGATGCAGCAAGCAATTTATCGGTGTCAGGCTGGCTGATATTGGCTACCTGCATAATTTTGTTTACTTCGTCAGCGGTAACTTTTACCGGCTCTGGTTGTTCTGAATCTTCTGCGGTATCTGTATTTTGCTGTAAGCCCGTATATGTGCCATTTTTTCGGGCAAAATATTCTTCTTTTGAGATTTCGGTACCACCGGCAGCCAGCGCCTTGTCCAGGCCAGAAAGTTTGTTTGCCCTGCCGTATTTTTCCCCGTCCTTATCGGTAAAGACGAAATAAAACGGTCCTTCACGCTCTACAGATGGTTCAGCTTCCACCAGGATTTCATTTTTTTGAGAATTGGATTCCGCCGTCTCCACTGGATCAGTTTGTGCTGCTGACGACAGGATAGCATCAGCAGAGCTCTGGTCTGTTTCTTCATGTTCAAACACGCCCTTTGTCGTCAGGTATTCGCTGATGTATTTGTTCAGTGCAACGGGATCTTTGTGAATGTCGATCGGGCGCTCACGAACAAGGCCAAAAATAGTCTGACGGTCATAGCGAAGCGCATCAGGCTGTTTGCGCATTGATGCAGAGATACGCTTCCAGTCTTCGCGATCCTTGTCGATAACCTCATTTTTAGCCCAGCGATGGATGGTACCGTCAATGTTTCCGGCATCAATATCACCAGGCCAGAGAGCGTAAGCCAGCTCTTCATCCAGGGTTTTCCATGTCTGCTTGTATTCGCGACGAATGGCAGTAGTGACAGGGTTGATTTTTGCTGCTGAGTTTTCAGTGTGCTGTTGGTTGACTCTGGCGCGGGCCAGCTCAACAACAGAAGTATGTTTCCCGGTTTCTTTTCGTTCTGCTTCGCGACGTTTTTTCCAGGTGCGCATCTCTGCCTGAATTTCTGGCCATTTGGCACCAGGCTTACATTTATGCTTAACCCACCCGATGGCATACAGCTTAAGCTCCGGATACATGGCGTTAACTTCTGGCATTTTCATCAAAGCTTCCACGATATGTCCGTCGAAGGTTGCCATGTCTTCCTGCAACAATTCCTGTGCGCTAATCACCATATCAACGGTGATGTTTTCACATGTATCGAACTTAACCATGACAGCGTTCTGTACTTCAGGGGCCAGCTTGTCAAAAGTGACGTTCATCGGATCTGATTCAGGTTCGACCGGGACAAAGGAAGCAGACGCCTCATCCCAGCGGTTTTCCAGCATATATTCAGCATCCCAGGAGTCGAGGGCTGGGCGGGGTGTACCGGGTTTATCCTCACAGACAAGAAATTTATAAGCGCAGTCCTGAGCAGCCGGATAATGTTCAAGGAATTGCCAGTGAAATTTTGCGCGGGCGCGACGTTCATCACCGGCTTCAATGGCTGTGGCCACAGCAACAGCGCCCTCGTTTTTTATTGCCTGTTCGTCAGGAATGGCGGCGCAAATAAATATTTTACTCATTGTGTTTAAACCTCATTACAGATTTCAGGGTGAACGAATCCCTGCCATTGCTGGCATTTTTAATCCGTTGGTATGGCGTTAATATGGCTGGCGGGTTATCCAGCCGGTATTTCGTTATTCAGGTACAGCGATACTTTGTTTAACGGGAGACATTCACCGGAAATTTTTTGCTCGTCTCTTGCCTGATGGCAGGATTCTTTACTGGCATAAATTCCGGTAATCACTTTCTGTGGCTCACCTGTTATCAGAAAAACCGTCATCATCAGTGTAAACGCTGAACTCACTGCTGCCCTCCGAAAATGCCAAGTTCAAGAAGGGCAATTCTGGAGAGTATGGAATTATCATTGAGAAGATAAGGCTCATATTTTCTCATCCTGATGGCGTCCTCAGTAAACTCCCGGTTACTGAGCAGAATACCAATATTAAAACACCCTTCAGACGTATTAACGTTTGGTAGTGACGTTTCCATTATCGCGTCCTCAACAATGAATTTTGTGATGTGGTGCCTGGTGCCTCCAGGTGACGTTAACCAGTTAACAATTAACGCCGGATTGTTAGTTGATGTCTGTTACGCCAGTAAAAGACCGCTTGTTTTAACTGTTCTGCGTGCGCTTAGCCGCATTCACCGCATCACAAAATACACTTTAAAAATGGCGGATATCCATTTCCGCCGAATCACCAGAAAAGTGATAACAGAGGTTGTTGTGGCGGTGTTGTCACTCAGGCGTATGGTCAACCTGACAACCCGGTGCATTTTCTGGAGTAATGGAGGAAGCCCCAGCCATACTTACCGCCGCGCCATTTCGCGGATTGCCACAACCGGAAGCGCACGATCGAATTAAATTTAACGACGACCTGTACAGAGAGACTAACTTCGCCGTGCGCTTTCGTGTTATGCCCTGACTTTTCAGGGATATGTTCTTTCAGTAAACTGTCAGTGCCGGATTCTTATCCGTGTCCGGCGCACGACCACACGTGACAGCGTGTTGGTCTCCATTTTTAACCCAGAACCTCTATGGAGGATAAAATGCACTCTAAATCAAATCGATATTATGTTCATGTGCAGTTATTTGAAGCAACAATGGAACAGGAGAAAAAGTTCGAGACTCTGATGCCAAATTTTAAATACTCCAGGATGATTAATGAAGGTGACGTTGAATATAAATTGTTGCCAGGGGCATACGTTATTCAGTCAACGCTCAATTCGAATCAAATACTTGAACAAACCTTTTCTGTTGCTAATTCAGTTGGTGTTAATGCTCACATTTTTGTTTGCCCTTATGATGAAAGTGCAACCCTTTTGCCTTGTGCTGATTTTGGCACTTACTAACTAAATTTAATTTATGTTCAAGTTCGGCTATTTGCATACGTAGTGCTTTAACCATTGTTTCATGATAAATCTCACTCACTCCACCTGGGTGTGGGGTGAATTTAGGTGAATAATCTTTGTTTTCAGAACTCAGCTTCTCTTCGTACAGCTTGATAAAGGCATTACGCACATTATGGGATATATTGTCGATGGTTTCTTTTTCTACGGTACTCAGGTCAAGAGTCGCCAGTTGAGAACGAACTATATTCGCTGCCATATCCTGGAATGGTACTGGTAAATCTTTAAATTCCATCGTCAACCTCATCAGTCAGTGTTTCTGGCTAACCAGCGATGCGCGCCAGCTTCAGTTTTAAACGTTTTGCTTCTGGTATACGTCATCGCGGTAAACGTGCCGTCCTGGTTAGGGAACACACCGCATACCAGAGATTCGTTGTTGCCAAGATTGAGTGTATCCATGTTGACCTCATTTGCCCTTAACGCCGGGTAGCGGAACTGTTTGCTGAGAACACCGTGCGGTGTCTTGATGGATTGTAATTTAGTTTTCTCATGGCGCCTGGTCAAGTGTTTTTGATGAGAAAACTCAATATTTAATGCAAAACAAAGCCAATACATTGAAATGTAAGGCTTTAAATTTTGTGAAGGGGGTTATTGATGTTTGTTACGTTTGCGAGCTTCTAGTAGCTCGGTGAATAGGCGATTAAAATTCTCAACGCGGGCACGGAGTTCGCTGATCTGTGCTTGCTGCTCTGATTTTGGAAGTGCGCGATACAATCGCAACATCTCCGACTCATCTTCCGATAAGTCTAAGGCGCTGTTGAGTGCAACTGGTGGATCTGGTGTTTTATCCTCGTCACCAAACAGTATCCAAGTTGGTGAACATTGCAATACCTCAGCCAGGCGATGCAAATTTTGCCCGCGCGGGGCTGTATGGTCGCTTTCCCATAGTGAAATTGATGAGCCAGATACACCAGCAGCTTTGCTTAAATCGTTTTGACTTAAACCAACCTGTTTGCGTCTTTCTCTAATTCGTTGACCTAAAGTTTTCTCGTTCATATTTAGATATCTTAATAACCCTTGACTTGAGATTCCTTGAGTGATTACTATTGAGAAAACTCAAGCCTGGAGGGGTGATGTTTAAATCAGACGTAATTAATTTTTATGGGACGAAAGCCAAAGTAGCGAAAGCTGCTGGTGTTGATCCATCTGCTGTTTCTCAATGGGGGAAACTGGTCCCTGAAGGTCGCGCGATGCGCCTGCAAGAGGCATCCGGCGGGGAGCTTCAGTATGACCCCAAAGTTTATGACGAATATCGTAAGACGAAGCGGGCGGGGCGGTTGAACAATGAAAATCACCCTTGAGCAGGCACGCGATGCCCTGGATGCCTGGATAAGCCGACCAGGAATGACGCAGGAGCAGGCGACGATATTAATTACTGAAGCCTTCTGGGCTCTACAGGAACGCCCGAACATCGATGTTCAGCGTGTCACGCTTGATGATGGCGGGGTTGATCAGCGTGCGCTTGGCGTTAACCGGGTGAAGATATTCGAACGCTGGAAGGCTATCGACACCAGGGATAAGCGTGAAAAATTCACGGCGCTGATTCCGGCAATTATGGAGGCTATCCGGATTAGTGATTTCAGGTTGTACCGCGAAATTACTGACGGAAAAAGCATTACGTACATGATTGCCGGGTTAAACAAAGAATATGGCGATGTGGTGGAGTCCGGGCTGCTTTTTGCAGATCCAGCTGTTGTGGAACGTGAGACAGACGAGCTTATAGAAAAAGCAATCGCTTTCAAGCGTGCCTATCGTCACCAGTACCAACAAAAAGCCGGATGGAATTATGAGCCTTCTTTTTGCTGAACGCCCGCTGGTTATAAACACACAGCTGGCGATGAAGATTGGTTTAAACGAAGCCATTGTGTTGCAGCAACTGCATTACTGGTTGAGGGATACCAGTTCCGGCATGGAATGTGATGGCGTTCGCTGGATTTACAACACAACGGAACAATGGCTGGAACAGTTTCCGTTCTGGTCAGAGTCAACGTTAAAGCGTGCGTTTGCAAGTCTGAAAGCGCTGGGGCTTTTGCGTAGCGAAAAGCTCAATAAATCGAAGCGTGATATGACTAATTTTTACACAATTAACTACGATAGCGCGCTTTTAGATGATGGCAAAGTGAACGAATCCATCGGGTCAAAATGCGCCACTCCATCAGGTCAAAATGACACGATGGAAGAGGTCAAAATGAAACGTTCCATTGGTTCAAAACGGCCCAATGTCATCAGGTCAAAATGGCCCGATGATCCTACAGAGAATACAACAGAGAATACAACAGAGAATAAAAAACTCTCTTGTCCGGACGCTTCGCAACCGGACGAGTTGACGGCTGAACAGGCGTTTTTAACCCGCCATCCTGATGCTGTTGTGTTCAGCGTGAAAAAACGCCAGTGGGGAACCCGGGAGGATTTGACATGTGCGCAGTGGATCTGGGGGCGGGTTGTAAACCTGTACGAACAGGCTGCCAGTGACGATGGTGAGATCACGCGACCGAAAGAGCCCAACTGGACGGCGTGGGCCAATGACGTGCGCACAATGCGGATGCTGGATGGAAGAAGTCACAGACAAATTTGCGAAATGTTCAGCCGGGCACAACGGGATCCGTTCTGGATAAAAAACATCAAGAGCCCGGAAAAACTCCGTGAGAAATGGGATGAACTGGTTATTCGACTGTGGCGTGGTCCCGCGCAGCGTTGCGTGAATCATATTTCTGAACCGGATACCGAAATTCCGCCGGGTTTCAGGGGGTAGCGCATCATGAAAAACATTACGTCAGGTGGTGTTCTGGCAAGAGTCAGCAGATTTGTGCCGCAGGATGCAATCCCTCCGTACCGTACGGTGGCGGAGTGGCGGGAATGGCAGCTTGCTGAAGGGCGTAAGCGAAGCGAGGAGGTTAATCGTCTGAATCATCAGACGCGGGTTGAAAAAATCATTAACCGCTCCGGTATCCAGCCGCTTCACCGGAAGTGTACGTTCGGTAACTACCGGGTGCAGAACGATGGTCAGCGCCATGCCCTGAGTCAGGCGAAATCCATTGCGGCAGAGCTGGAAGGCGGCTGTACGAATTTTGTTTTCAGTGGCAGGCCTGGCACAGGAAAAAACCACCTGGCGGCGGCTATTGGCAACCACCTTCTGGCGAAAGGTCGCAGTGTGATTGTGATAACAGTGGCGGATGTGATGCTGGCGTTACATGGCAGCTACGACAACAAAAACTCGGGCGAAAAATTTTTGCAGGGATTGTGTGGCGTTGACCTGCTGGTACTGGATGAAATTGGCATGCAACGGGATACGCGTAATGAGCAGGTCACGCTGAATCAGATTGTTGACCGCAGAACGGCATCGTTACTCAGTGTGGGGATGCTGACAAATCTTAACCATGCAGCGATGAATACACTTCTCGGCGAGCGGGTGATGGACCGCATGTCCATGAACGGTGGTCGCTGGGTGACGTTTAACTGGGAGAGCTGGCGTCCGAACGTCAGCCAGCACAGGAACTGAGAAGTAATTTTTATCCGGAGGAAGTTTTAATGGAAACCGTATTGCATGCACTGAAAGCGATGGGTAAAGCCAATTCTGTTGAACTGGCGGCGCGGCTTGATATCAGCCGTGAAGAAGTTCTCAACGAACTGTGGGAACTCAAAAAAAATGGCGTTGTTGATAAAACGGGTCACACCTGGTTTCTGGCTGGTGAAGGTGAATCCGGGGTAACCGAAGAGCAGCCAGCACAGTCTGAAGTACCGGATGTGCTGACCGGGGAGGTCGAACAAAAAGTTACCGCGGACATGATGATTGAGTTTATCTGTCAGGATGGGGCTAAAACGTGTGAGGAACTGGCGGATAAGTTCGGTGTTAGCATTCGCAAGGTTGCTTCCACGTTGGCGGTCGTAACAGCAACGGGGCGCCTGGCACGCGTAAATCAGAACGGTAAATTTCGTTACTGCATACCGGGCGCTGATTTACCGGCAGAGCCGGAAGCTGCATCCGTAGCGGAAACCGATGGTAAAGCCTTTCCTCAGCCAGCATGTGTTGCGTTACCAGTCCGGGAAGCGGAAACACAGGAAGAAATAAAAACGGAAAGTGTGGCGGTCACAGTGCAGTCACAGCCGTCGTTCACCAGAAAGCATCCGGATGGGCTGATTTTACCATCGCTGCATGTGGCTAACCGCGAGCTGCGCCGGGCAAAAGGTCAGGTTCAGAAGTGGGAGCGAGTCTGCGCCGCGCTGCGGGAGCTGAACAAGTGCCGGGATATTCTCCGGGATATTACCGCCACCAGAGAACAGCAGCGGTGAGTGGGTGGAAGACGTGGTGCCGGGCTGAAATTCTGATACTCCGGCAGTGCGCGGGAACGATGACTGTCGAAAGTATCGGCAGTCTGATTGGTCGTAGCGAGGCAGCGGTCAGAGCGAAAGCCCGGGATAAGGGAATAAGCCTGATGCTGCAGGGTGATTTTCGCCTGTCAGCCAAATTACCGTATAAAGCGATGGACTGCCTGAAGCGAAACGGACTGATTGGCGCTGAGATAGTTTACGATGACCTGGCCTGAGGCATTCGTAACGGCAGGAGTTGCAATGGCGGTAGCGCTGGTGGTTTATTCGATTTGCCGCTGGGGTTGACGTAATTACTAATCCGGGGCTATATTCACCGCACGGTCGAGTTGACCGTCGGGATTGAGACCCCGGATATTCAACCGCGACAGACACACGCCGCGAGCGTGTTTTTTATTGTCGTATGCGCACGCACATCTGAATTATGGTGAGGCGTATGGGGCAGCCGAAAGGCTGGCCGGTTGGTTGATCCGGTAGTCTCAACCCTGTACGTCTCGCCACCTGATGATTGAGACCTGAAGGTGGTGATAGTTAAATTCATCAACCAGAGGGCGTTATCATGACGACTCAAGTTACTGTCAAAAACCTTTCCCCTGTCACTTATAACCAGATTCCTGTAATCACAACTGAGTTACTCGCCCGCCTTTACGGAACAGAAGCAATCCGTATACAGCAGAATCACCATGAAAATAAATCTCGATTTATTGAGGGAAAACACTTCTTTAAAGCTGTTGGTGATGAGCTCAAAAATTTGCGACTAGTTTTAAACGAGTCGCAAAATGAGGTGAAAATTTCTCCCAAAACCCGCACTCTCATCCTCTGGACAGAACGCGGAGCAGCCCGTCATGCAAAAATGCTCGAAACCGATCAGGCGTGGGAAGTATTCGAAAAACTCGAAGACAGTTACTTCAACCAGTACGAGAAAGAGCGGGCTATGGGAAAAATGAATATCGATTTTCACCTGGCGATCCGTGACGATAAAACCGCCTTCATCCGAAGTTATGCGCCTGGTCAGCTGGTGACGGTTGAAGAAGCCCTGGCTTTGCTTAAATCGCGCGGATGGCTGGTAATGCCACGAGATGAACTGGCCGGAAAATTAATGGAGCTTTAACCGATTGAGTTAACCTTGATATGGGAATTCCCATATCGGGAGAACATTACCATCGGGGATAAAATGATTTGCGGGGAAAGAAGAGTTAAGTAGAATTGCTGCGGGTGCTTGAGGCTGTCTGCCTCGGGCATGCCGCCGTAAGGCAGACAGAGAAAAGCCCCAGTTAACATTACGCGTCTTGCAGGACGCTTAACATTAATCTGAGGCCAATTTCATGCTTTGCACATGTAGGTTAGCCTCTTACGTGCCGAAAGGCAAGGAGAAGCAGGCTATGAAGCAGCAAAAGGCGATGTTAATCGCCCTGATTGTCATCTGTTTAACCGTCATAATGACGGCACTGGTAACGAGGAAAGACCTCTGCGAGGTACGAATCCGAACCGGCCAGACGGAGGTCGCTGTCTTCACAGCTTACGAACCTGAGGAGTAAGAGACCTGGCGAGGGAGAAATCCCTCGCCACCTCTGATGTGTCAGGCATCCTCAACGCACCCGCACTTAACCTGCTTCGGCGGGTTTTGTTGTATTAGAATATCAGGATATTACCTGGATCCCGTTTTTCTCGACAACTGAAAGAAGCCGAAGAGCTGCACCTCCCGGGCGTTTCACTCCTCGTTCCCAGTCTGATATCAGGTTTTTACTGACGTTGAGGTATCTGGCAAAAACAGGTTGAGACAGATGCTCTCGTTCTCGCAGTGCACGGATCCTTTCTGGAGACATTACCGGCGCAGGCTGAAGACAAGTTTCATCGAATTCGCGCATAGTTTGTTTTGTGATTGCACCGATATCATGGAGTGACTCCATCATTTCATGTACAGATGCAAGTGCATCACTGCGGTAATTTTTACTCATTGGGTACCTCTGTGAACTGGCCTTGTTGAATCAATTGTGCCAGCTGTTCATCAGTAAGATTGAGGACATGGGGAGCGGCTTTTCGAAAAGCATTTTCCTCTATAGCAGTGATATTCTCTCGTTCATTCTTTGCGTATGCGTAGATGAAAAAGGCTTTTTCTGCAACGCGGTAAAAAATTATTGTCCGGTAACCGCCTGATTTTCCGCCACCACTTCGGGCTAATCTTTGTTTAATGACACCACTACCCAAATTTGCGGATATGATCCCCCTTATCGGCCTGCTCCACGATTTTGCGCAGCGATTTATCGGAAATCCGATGTTTTCGGGCGAAACGTTCAAACCAGGCGTTTTTGAAAATTCGCATACCTGCCTCTGCATTTTATATAACACATAGTGTTACACTATGTGGACTATGGAGGCAATCTTTATTTGAGAATGCTTGCTGATTTATCCGTGTTCAAAAAACAGACGTAATTCAGATTGTATAAACGGCAGACAGAAAAAGTCATTGTTCTTGCGCATAAAATCCTCAGATTTACTGAGTGAAATGCGTCTCTTTTCATGGTTATAGTCCGAGAGAAGCGATAATGCATTTCATTTCCTTTACGTCAGGAGGTGTTGTGAAAATCCCAGCCAGTTTGATCCCGGGGTTTTATGAGAGCACGCGCCCGGTTGTTGTTTACAGAAACAGTGATGGTTCTTTTCAATGTGGTTTTGTTATGCGAAGTAATGAGGTTGTTGTAAGCCTTTCTCTTCTTTCTGAGGTAAGAGAGTTGGCAGGATTACCTGTTGATGATATTCAGAAGCAGCTATAAAATCAGGCTGACTTGAACCGTCGCTGAGAAACACCGTGCCACCGGAGATCCCGATGGCGCACGATAGCAGATTGCACAATTCTGCCGCCCTTGCCAGTAGGCAAGGGCGGTGTTCGCACGTATTTAAAACCGACTGGTTCCAGCATCCCCCATGCACTGAAGAACAGGCCGAATGGCTGATCCAGTGTTACCGCAGGCGCGGATATGAGTTTGAGAAAGCCCTCAGCTTCGATCGTCGTCACTGGATAATCTCCGTCAGGCTCCCTTATTCCGAACGCCCACCGCGTCCGTCCCGCACATTCCAGCAGCGCATCTGGAGGTAACGTGCGGGTATTACTTCGACCTGTTCTGGTACCGGAACTCGGTCTGGTTATCGTTAAGCCAGGCCGTGAATCAATGTCAGTATTCCATAACGGCAGAATATTGGTGGAGCCGGAACCGAAAAACATGCGCGGTCTGCCGTCCGGAGTCGTTCCTGCCGTTCGCCAGCCGCTGGCAGAGGATAAAACATTACTGCCATTTTTCAGCGATGAGCGGGTTATTCGTGCAGCAGGTGGTGCAGGTGCACTGTCTGACTGGTTATTACGTCACGTGAAATCCTGCCAGTGGCCACACGGCGATTATCATCACAGCGAAACAGCCATTCACCGTTATGGTACCGGCGCGATGGTGTTGTGCTGGCACTGTGACAACCAGCTGCGCGACCAGACATCAGAATCACTCGATCAACTTGCTCAGCAGAATCTGGTTGCCTGGATGATTGATGTCATCCGTCACGCAATAAGCGGTACGCAGGAGAGGGAGTTATCGCTGGCCGAATTATCCTGGTGGGCGGCCTGCAATCAGGTGGTGGATGCACTACCTGAGGCAGTAGCGCGTCGTTCGCTGGGATTACCAGCGGAAAAAATCCGCTCCGTATACCGTGAGAGTGACATCGTACCGGGAGAACAGACAGCCATCAGCATACTGAAGCAGCGCACAAAAAATATTGCGCTGCCACTTCACGTCCACCAGCAACAAAATCCACCACAGAAAAAAACGGTTGTCAGTATCGCCGTTGATCCGGAGTCTCCTGAATCGTTCATGAGGCGGCCTAAACGTTGCCGTTGGGTTAATGAGAAATACACGCGCTGGGTAAAGACACAGCCGTGTGCGTGTTGTGGTAAGCCAGCTGACGATCCGCATCACCTGATTGGTCATGGTCAGGGGGGAGTGGGAACAAAGGCCCACGATATTTTCACGCTACCGTTGTGCCGGGAGCACCACAACGAACTTCATGCAGACCCGCTGAAGTTTGAGAAAAAGTACGGCTCTCAGATTGAGTTAATTTTTCGTTTTCTTGATCACGCCTTTGCGACTGGCGTGCTCGGGTAAAAGAGGTGACTGATGCTCATAGATTTGGTTTTACCTTACCCGCCGACGGTGAACACTTACTGGCGACGCCGTGGCAGCACATATTTTGTATCAAAAGCCGGGGAGCGTTATCGCCGGGCAGTGGCGCTTATTGTTCGCCAGCAGCGACTGAAATTAAGCCTGTCCGGACGGCTGGCAATAAAAATTATTGCAGAGCCACCGGATAAGCGCCGCCGTGACCTGGACAATATTCTGAAAGCACCGCTGGATGCGCTGACGCACGCGGGGTTGTTAATGGACGATGAGCAGTTTGATGAAATCAATATTGTACGTGGCAAGCCAGTATCTGGTGGACGGCTGGAGATAAGAATTACAGAGGTGGGTGTGCATGAATAACCAGTATTTACAGTTTGTTCGTGAGCAACTCATGATTGCCACTGCGGATCTTAGTGGGTCGACAAAAGGCCAGCTGGAAGTCTGGCAGGAAAATGCCCTGTTCGATACAGGGCGTTACAGACGCAAAAAAATTCGTTACCGCGATGAGGTAACCGGAAAAATGATCACGCGGGATAATCCCCCGATCCCGGGCAAACAATCACTGGCGAAAGGCTCATCAATTGCCCTGGTCAGTCCGGTTGAGTTTTCGACATCATCATGGCGACGCGCCGTTCTGTCTCTTGAAGAACATCATAAAGCCTGGCTGCTGTGGTGTTACAGCGGTAGCATTTGCTGGGAGCATCAGATCGCGATAACGCAGTGGGCGTGGACTGAATTTAATGCTCAATCCGGTACCAGAAAAATTGCAGGAAAAACTCTGGTGCGCCTGAAGACGTTGATCTGGTTGGCGGCGCAGGCGGTAAAAGCTGAGTTTTTTGGTGGGGAAGGCTACGAATACCAGGAACTGGCGTTACTGGTGGGAGTAACAACCAAAAACTGGTCCAAGACATTTACTGGTCACTGGGTTGCAATGAAACACATTTTTCATCGGCTGGATAGTGAAGCTTTATTGTTGGTGGAGGGAACACGTTCAAAACAAAAGGCGGCATTTTCATAGCAAAGTATTGCAAAAGTAGATAAAAAGGCATATATTTCGTGTAAATCTGATATTTTGCCGTTATTATACGTGATGGCAAAGCCACTAAAACCCGTGACCGAGCGGGTTTTTTACCCCCCAAAAAATGGCATAGACATTAAACGTGATGACGATTGTGCCAATACTTTCTCCATCAATGACGCCCCTTGACTGCATGGAATCCAATTTGTTATGTAATGTGTGTTGATATTTTTGAGTTGTTAATGGTGTTACTATGGATGACAGTGCTCTGCTCAGAAACTCTTCACTTTTTGTTGCTTATATGGGCTGTCTCGGATGGGGGAGCGCTTATTTCTATGGATGGGGTACTTCATTTTACTATGGCTTTCCATGGTGGGTTGTCGGGGCTGGTGTCGATGATGTAGCACGAAGTTTGTTTTATGCTGTGACAGTTATTGTTATATTCCTTATTGGATGGGGAGTTGGTATTGTTTTCTTTTTGGGCATAAAACAAAAGCGCAATATACAAAATTTGAGTTTTATCCGGCTTTTTCTCGCGATATTGCTGCTTTTTATTCCACCTGTTCTGGAGTTTTCTGTAATTCATCAGCATGTTGAGCCAGATGTACTGATTTTCTGCGTTCTTGCTGCCTTTGCAATCACGCTTTTTGTCAGGTCTGGAAGAAGACTTGTTTCAGTCAAATGTTTTTCGGAAATGTCTGTTATTCGCCATCACCGAATTGAGTTCATGATGGCTGGGTTTATGATTTATTTCTGGGCATTCTCTCTTATTGCCGGTTGGTACAAACCACAGTTTAAGAGGGAATATCAGGCGGTCCACTATGAGAATGTATGGTATTACATTATTGCGCGCTATGATGATCGTCTGGTGTTATCGAAATCATACAGGAGTGGGGGTAAGAAATTCGTTATATTTAATAGCGGAAATATTAATGATTTTGAAATTAATACTGTCAGAGTACGTTAAAATTTCCTGAGTAATAAAGATTTTACTGCCCGGCATTGAGCGGCTTTTTTATGCCAGAAAAATGGTGCAGTACATAAAATGTGCAGGTGGTTATTAATACCGGTCTTTCAGCTTGCTGGCTTTTTTGACAAGAGTTATTGGTGTGTCACGTTAACCGGAAAAGGGAAAAAGACATGCTGAAACAGCAGGATATGACAGAAACCGCCAGAGCAGTTTTTAATGAATTAAGTGCCACCGAACCGGCGACAGTCGGGGAGATTGCACAGAATACGTACCTTTCACGCGAACGCTGCCAGCTAATACTGACCCAGCTTGTTATGGCGGGTCTGGCAGACTATCAGTTTGGTTGTTACAGACGCCTTCAGTCCTGA